TTTTTGACCAGGAGCTAAGCTCCAGCCCGAAACCCGTTAGGGAAGGGAAACTACTTTGTTAGTACACGTTATGGGGAAGTAGGGTTTTTGACCCAGCCCATAGACATACCTAGGGGGTGACCCCAAGTATGGTACCATTTGAAAGGAGAGAACTCAACACACTTATAAAAGAATTCACCTGGTTTGACTCGTTTAACCGATTCAAATTCAGGTGAGTGTAGAGCTTGACCCGAAGCAAATATCCTGTATTCGACGGCTTTCTTGTACTGTTTGTACAACAGAGCGGCCTTGACTGGATAATAATGCTCGTGATTTCTTTTCTTCGTATGTACTTCAATACGATATCCAGATCTCATCAGAGGACTGTAAACATAGGAGTCATCGTCGGGTTGCCCATGGGCAACGCGACGATGGGCTATATCACTCAATAAAGAGTGACAAAACGAGACAGCGCGACGAAGCTTAGCGTCAAAGTGGTAAAAACCACCAAGACGGTGAGCAACGCGAGCGACTCCATTAGCCAGTTGTATAATTTCCGAATCATTATTCGGTAACTCCTTAATGTAGTACGGTCTCACGGGAATACCATTAAAGAAATCGGCGCCACAACTCTCACGAAAATATCCGTTAGAGAAGGATTTCTCCTTATTTACTGTGAAGCCAAATTGATTTAATGCCCTCACTATCTTGTCGTATTTGTGTGACGGTATGATAATATCATCGCCATACACAGACACTTCTCGGGGGTTCTCGCACACGACATCACACAGGCTTTTGAAAATTAAAGTTTCAAGTTCAAAAGTAAATCCGTTTCCCATTGATGAGAAACGATGTAGTGGATGCCAAGTGGAGCCCTTGTAGATCTGCTTAGTACGAACAAGATTTAGTGCATGGAACCACTTTTCTGGTAAGAGAAGTTTCACGATTCCATAAGAAACATTGTCAGATGCATTAGAAAGGTCAACAGTGGCATAATATCCACTTAAAGATCCTTCCTTTGCTAGACTCTGGTTCTTTTTCTGATCGTATAGATCCACTCCGATATTTTGCAGTCGCCTCCTAATAACCTGGCCAAGGCCAAGTTGGAGAAAACCGTTAATAAGGGGTTGAGTTTCTATATTACGATTAGTTTTTGCACTCTTTGGTACTTGCGTGTATTTTCCGCCTCGGACAACGTTAATGTCTACGTCTGACGAAGACGCGTACGAAACGGAGTCCCACCAACCTTCGAATTCTTCGAAAAAGCTGGCGGCATACGGTACTAGATCTTGCGTTATAGCAAGATCAGTCCCTAGTTTCACTGTAATTTCGGTGCTTTTTGGACCGAATGCTACTAGTCCAGGACCAAAACGACAGGAATCTAACCACTCCTCTATATCAAACTCGCCCAGAATACTACTAACACGCGTTCGCACGCGCGCTAGTAAAGTATCGAAGGCGGGTAGGATAGAGGCTCGACCGCAGTCAATCGCTCTGATACTCTCATTAAACAAGAAGTTCGAATTTTCGCATTTAGCGAAGGTTAATTCGGCCTCTTGATCCGGATTCAGTCCGTTTATGCGAGCATCGAGCTTAGATAGAAGTTTGACAGCTATGCGATCCCTAAAGAAGAGATCGTGTTGGCTGCTAGAGTACTCATTAGGATGGATTTCTTTATGAGTAACTAGAGACTTCAGGTCTTTATACTTAATACATAAGTATAGACCGAGCGATGTCGGGGTATTCAACCCCTCGAGAATGTGGCTTGCAAGCGTTAGAACCTGGTCCATCGATATAGTATTAACCAGATTCAACTGGGTGTTAAGATCCTTTGAAGTTATCGTAGGATCCGTAAGGCGAATATTTTTCATGCTTTACTCCAGTTGTAAAGGTAAGAACTACTTCGATGTATTACCAGGGTGTCTCGCCATTATCGACGGCTGCAGTTGCAACTGCATCGATGATGAAAGCTGCGAGACGCTTGCGGAGATCGAGACGGTCTGTGGCAGATTGAGTTTTAAGAATCGTATACTCAAACTTTCCATAGGACTTTTCGATGATTCCTGTTGCAGCGTTAAGAGTGGGCCATACTACTGTGCCCGACACTTTACGCGTAGTATCAGTTTCAGAGAACGCCAAAGCTGCTGAAGGCTGAAGAGCCAACACGCCTTGGGTGAGGTCGACGTAAGACGCATACTCACCAGTTCGTACTTTCACTGGGTAGTAGTTAACGTTAACGTCAGCATTGTTCTTGAGAACTAAGGTACCTGCTGCACTCATTTTTGAATCCTTTCAAAGATCTATTTGGATTTGAAAACCAGCTGCTTGAGTAAAGCAACCGAGTCCACAACCCTTTTTACGGATAGTTCAGCTTGTAATTGTAAGCGAACCTGTGGGGGTGAGGTGAGTACGTCACGGACTAACCTATTGGTTGTAATCTCCAATAGATCACTAGTAAAACTGGCTTTGTAACCGCCACTTGTACTAGTCAGTTCAGAAGTACACACATGACTACCTCTGACGCTCGTCGTCTTTGCACCAGAAAGAAAAGTCTTTCCGTGCCAAGCATCTAAGCCTTCGAGGACGTCACCGACGTTGATGAACCAATCGGCAACAAACGATAGTGGGAGAAGCTCCCAGTGAACGGCTAAAGGGTTAGTTAGACCCATAGACGTAGTATTGGCGAGCCTATCATTCGTTATTTTGTAATAGAAAGTCTGTTTACACTCAATGTTATAAGTGTGTACAGTTTTCTGTCGCAAATAACAGTACATAATACTGGTACTAACCAACGGATGATAAAAATCCGGAGCTTTGTATTCAGTATAAATACTTTGAGCCACTAACTTATACGAAACGCGATGAACGGCCGGCTTGGATTTTTGTAGATCGTATTGGCGCTGTAACTCACCGAAAATGGTGTAGTATATAGGCATCCAACCGTATCTATATTCAAGCCAGTTGCTCGAAAGCGTGCGACTTCGCTTAACACCTTTCGGTGGTTTAGCGAGCCCTAGGGTTTTCGCAGCCCTAGCAAAGTTGCCTCGTTTGACGTCTCGTAAAGCAGAAGTCACATCCTTCACAGCACCAAGGATCATTTCAACAGTCTTTTTACCCTCAAATACAGTCTCGAAGGTAGAATAGTACTGCGATTTGACCTTACCATTTAACTTAGTGGTGATGTTGTTATGAAGGTTAGAAGCGATGGATATCGTTGAAGCACTTTCGGCACCATAATTCATTCCTGAACTATACGCCCAAAAAGTGCCGAGACAATCGTACGTTTTACCGTCTGAGAGTCTCGTATTCAACAAGTGTCCACCTAAGTTCTTACTTACCCAACGACGAGTTGCCGAGTACGGATAAATAGGGAGGTAACCGTTAACGTCTTGAAAACGATAACGGTCCTTATCACGATAGACAGTCCTTGCATCCCGAAAAGGGATAGTAGGAGAGCCAGGATAAGATCGAGTGTTATTCACGATCTTATCGGTTATAGTGCCGTTGTACGGTACTATCCCGAACTCTGCTGGTTTAGCAAC